TCAAGAATCTTCTGCCTGCCGATACTGGTTCATACAAAGCAAACCAAGATCGTTGGATTGCTGCCGAGGAATACTCTAAGGCTCTTGGCGCTAAGGAAGACGCGACTAAGCCTTTACTTCCTGGCATGACTGGCATACCCGCTAATCCTGCAGTTCGTGCTGCAGCAGCGACTCAGCGCAGCGAGTTTCAGAAGAAGAAGCTTGAAGAGGCTAACGCTAAGGTTGCTGACTGGAATAACCGTATTGCTATTCCGGTTCAGCGTTACCCGAGTGTCGCCATGGCAATGCTTGAGGCTCCAGATTTGACCGAGGCTGACGTTCGGCGCATGGTCAACTTCTCTGCAGCATGGACTGCTGCTGACGCTATCAACTCTGCCGTCACTGCTCAGAGCCAGGTCAACATTTTCCTGTCGCTTCCCGAGGCTCAGCGTGCGGTAGTTAACGATATTCTTAATTCGCAGCAGGAGTATGCTCGCGATTCAGTTGAGCGACGTAAGCGTGATCAGCGTCTTGCTACCGAAGAGGAAACAACCTACGGTCCAGCCCGTCAGTTAGCTCAGGGTTTCGGTGGTGGAGTAGCTGACTTAGCAACTGGCTTCATGCGTGGTGTGGATAGCATCTACGAGGGAACCATGCACACGCTTGCATCATACGCTTACGGCTCCGCCGAGGACAAGCGTCAAGGACGGGTCCCTGGACTTGATAACATTCTTGATCCTTTCTTCTACTGGGAAGATACGGCTGAAGGCAAGACCGACAACGCTGTTCTTGATGCTGCACGTAAAGAGTACGGTAACGTTGCAGTTGATCTAATCATGGAGATCAAGCAGGCCTCCCTTGAGGGAGACCCGACTCCGATTACCACGATTAGCCAGAAGTATGTCAATGATCCTGCTCGCGCAGAGTACATTGCACTTCTATCGCAGCGTGTTATTGACGACCCGCTTCGCGAGAAAGAGCAGGAGAGAATCCTGACTCTTGCCGATAAGTTGGACACTGCTTCAACTAGTGACTTCGGTGCGATTCTTACTACAAATAACCCTGTCACTGGTGAGCCAATTGACATTAACTCTGCTTGGCGTGGCTCCATGCTTCAGCAAGGAATGTCCAAGGGTATTAACGTAGTATCGTCTGTGGTTTTTGATCCGACGATTATTGGCAGCAAGTTTTATCGCGTGTACCGGGGTGCTCGCTTTGGCCTTGAGAAGCTCGCTTCTACTGCTGGTGCCGAGAGTGTCGAGAAGGCTCTCACTATGCCCACGGTCAACTCGTACCTGAAGACCATGACCGCAGATATTGCTTCTTACAATGCTGCACGCGAAGCAGGTCAGAGCACTGCCAAGTTGGGCAAGAAACTGGCAGATAACTACAAGACTTACTTTCCGCAGGATCTTCTTATGGATCTTGCCAAAGCTAAGGTTCATACTCCAGAAGAGTTTATTGCATACGTCAATGAGACTAACCGTATGGCTAAGATTGCTCGTGCCGAGGTTGCTGGCATGGAAGAGGTCGGGCTTCTCCCAAAGGGTCAGGCTGGTCGGCAAGTTGCCGATATTGAGGGCGGCACAGTCTTTGGTCGTATGCTTGGACAGCAGGGTGCCCGTCGCTCTAAGCCACTACTTCCCCAGAATCGTATGCTCGCTGTAAGTAATCTTCGACGTAACGTTTCTGGTGCGGCAACCGGCAGGATCTCCACTCGTGACCGTGACGTGCAGAGACTGTTCGGTGACGCTAACGATCCGAACAAGTCTTTCGGAATGATGCTAAACGAGCAGGCCGAGCGAATTGGTACCGAGGCACGGTTGGGTCCGAAGGGTGTGGGATTTTCCCCCATCAGGAACATTGCTGCAGCCTGGGATAAGACAACCAGACTTCTTTCAACTACTCCTGGTACGGCACGCATCTACACTAAGGATGCACGCGACACAGACGTGTTCTACAAGTATGCCCGTATGCACCTACCCAGGCATCAGGCCCAATTGCTTGCCGACGAATGGCGTAACGGAACTCAGGCAGAGCGCGTTCTGATGTGGATTGGTGTCGTCCGTACTTCTACTTACGCTCGTGGATTTGAAGACATTAAGGACATGGTTCTTCGACTTCCGAACGATCAGCACATGAGTGTTGGCGAGTACGTGAAGACTTTCAGTGTTGGAACTCGCGACGATGTTAGATTTTCTCCGTCGTCAGTTAGCATTGTTGAGGGCGAGACTGTTACGGCTCTTGATGACTTCCTTGCACCAGCGGTGGATGGCGTTAATCCGGCACTCTTTGACGTGAGTCAAGTTGGCGACAACATTCTTCGTGCGTCACCGTCGGACTTCAACGGCATTGAGCATCCCTTGCATCTTTGGCAGACGAGCGACTACCTGTCTGTGCCAAACATGAACGAGCTTCAGCGTATCACTAAGCGTAACGCGCTTATCAATGCTGTTCGTGGTGTTACTGGCGGCCAGAGTGTTGCAACCGAGATCGTCAACTACTGGTCGCTTCTGAACCTTATGGGTCCACGATACGCAACCCGTAACGCCATGGAGGACTGGACCCTTTACGCCCTCACTGGTGGCTATCTCATGGATGCCATTAAGGGTTTCGGTATCGCTAAGGGTATCCGTGAGGCTCGCGGTCAGGGTCTTGGAATCTTTGCACGTTCTCGTCGTAAGACCACGGAAAAGTTTTTCAATGACGCTAATCCGTACAGCGTGTGGAACTCTTTGATCCGTCCGAATCTTGATCCGGATGAGGTGGCTAAGGCTCGTGCAGCGATGCTTGAGGGAAACCTTAACGAACTGCGTGACTTGTCAGTTCGTGCGGTTCTGCGTCTTGAGACTGGTCGCCTGCTTAGCAAGGAAGAGCAGCGGTTCCTGAAGAAGTTTGCTGGCAGCAGTGCAGCATACTCCAAGCTTGATGAGATTTCTGAATCAGCAGCACACCTTGGTAACGGTACAGTTCCTGGTGCAGACATTGCCGGCACTGTGAATCGTGGAATGATCAGCGATGAAAGCATCATTGTCTACCCCCGTGGGCAGTACAAGGATATTCAGATGTCTGGCGAGGGTGCGAATAACTATTCACGTTTCACCTACTGGCACCGCAACATTCGTAGCACCATCATGGCAGATGGTTCCATTGGTAAGATCGCCATGGAAGCTCTTGATGATCCCGAGTTGGCTATACGTCTAGTCGCTGATGAGATTGCCCGTGACACTAAGTACGGTTACAAGCAGCGTCTTGCTGCATTCTATGACATGCGTACGGCAGTTACTGACGACGAGTTTGCGCGACGCTATGTTCAGGATGTTCTGAATCTTTTCAGTCGTCGTGATGGTTCGTTCAATAGCGAGCTTTGGTCAAAGTTTGTAATGGACATGGGCGATGGTACTCGTATCGTTAAGTTTGCTACGCAAAGTAATGGCAAGTGGGAAGCACCTATCTCCGTATCCGATCTAATGAAGTTAGACGGAAAGGACATGCCTAAGTATGTTCTTGGTCGCGAGACTCAACTTGAGGCCATCAAACTTGACATGAGTCTTTCGGACAAGATTTGGCAGATGATGGGTAATACGGTAAACCGTATCTCCCGTGAGCCTATCTTCTTTGCTAACTACCTTCGTGAGCGTAAGCAACTTCTTGGCTATGAGCAGGCACTAGTTCGTGACATGGGCGCTGACCTTGCAGAGGATACGGTTCATCGCCATGCACTTGATCGCGCCACTCAGGTGATGCTGTCGTACACGGACAACCCGGCTAACCAGACCATCCTTGCTTGGCGTTTGCGTAACTGGGCTCGATACTACCGTGCCACGGAAGACTTCTACCGTCGCGTATACCGTATGGCTAAGTTTGAGCCTATCGGATTCTACAAGGCAGCACTGACATTGAATGCGCTTGAGGATCAGGGTTTCATCCACACGGATGAGTACGGCGATAAGTATTTCATGTATCCTGGCGACGGCCTGATGAATAATACCATCGGTCGGTTTACGTCGTGGCTCACTGGTGGAAACGACTCGTTCGTTGGTTCGGTTCCTCTTGTGTTCGGTGGCAAAGTAAAGATGCTTGCTCCCTCGTTTGATCCAAACGCGGCAATGCCGATGCTAAGTGGACCTCTTGCCGCCATTGGCGTTAAGACCGTGCTTAACATTGTTCCGCAGTTTGCTTCTGTCGAAAAGTATATTCTTGGCGAGTACGCTGTCGGCAAGAGCATTGTTGAATCTTCACTCCCTGCACCGATAGTTCGTTTCCTTGCTGCACTTGATAACGATGAGCGCAACACTATGTACGCAAGCGCGTACATGGCTGGAATCAAGGTTCTTGACGCAGCGGGTAAACTTCCCGATCTCACTAGTGATGATATGACGCAGGATGAAGTACAGAAGGCAGTATCAACTGTTGCTACTAACATTCTTGCTTCACGTTTTGTAAACTCTTTCTTCTACCAAGCCTCACCGCAGGTGATGGAGAATGATGTTACTACGTTTGCTCGTACGTATGGTATGCCTAGCATGTCTTCCGACTACAAGAATCGCGTGCAAAAGTTCCGTGATGCTGGAGAAACCGATCCCTACGGTATGGCACTGCAGGAAGGTGTCAGCATTTATGGTATCAACTACACGACGTGGAATGTTTCTCAGCGTGAGCGTGGGGATGAACTAAAGGGTCTTCCGGAGATTGGATACCTTGATACGGTATTCCAGTTTGCTGAGGACAATAAGGCGGTTATCAAGAAGTATCCCTCTTCGGCATACTTCCTGGCACCCACCGAGGGTGAGTTCACGATTGCCGCGATTGATCAGGCCGAGCAGGCTGGTCTTGTTCGCTCTGCCTCAATCACTGACTTTAGTCGCCGCCTTCGCTACGCTGATGGTGCCTACTATTACCGTCAAGCCAGCAGTTCGTACCGTAACGCTCTTGCCGAGGCCACTGACCAAGGTCAGATTAGTGCCGCAGAAAACGCATGGAAGAATGCCAAGATAAAAATCTTCGCAGACTTCCCTGGTCTTGCAGCATACATGAAGGAGAACATCGGTTACGGTGGCTGGGAAGCTGAAGCCATTAACCGTAATAATCCCGAGAGTGTTCGTCGCATGGTTGACGACTACTATGCCGGAAAGTTTGGCGAGGATATCCCGAAGTCAGTTGAATACATCGCTGAGGCTATGAATACATACGACTACTTCAAGACTCGCATGACGGAAATTACTGGTTCTTCTGAACCGGAAAGAATTGCTAAGAGTGGCTACAAGTCGGAGTTGCTTAATTCTTTGAAGTCTATTTCTGAAGACGATCCCAATGCTGCAATGTTTATTCGGCAGGTTCTTTATGTTCTTCTTGACGCTGATAGTGAAGGAAACCTTAGATAATGTCCACACCTATCCCTTCGGCATCACCGAGTCCAAAGCCTAGCCCGTCAAAGGTTCAGCCGCCGCCCCGAGTTAGGCCCGACTACTTCACGAATGAGTTGAATGATACTGCTGCTGATGCAGGTAATCCAGCAGACGGATTGACGAAGAAAGTTTTCTCTGGAGTTCCTGTACCCAATCAGGGCATGGCCTTTATTCCCAAGCCTGGGATAGAGGCACCCATTCCCGGCTACACCCGACCGAGCGATGTTGGCCGTGCTGGAGCGCCAGTTGCCGGCGATCCTAACAACCCGTTTTACAACATGTGGGCAAGCAAGGCTGATGCTAGTGACTTGTTTACGGATCTTCCCGACTGGCAACGCAACATGTTTCAGGGGATGGCTGATGCCAAGGGTGGCAACACTACGGCTGAAAGCGTCTACAAGAAGTATGTAACCAAGTCTGCCAGTCGCTCTAAGTCCGGTGTTGTCGCTACCCCTGGCGAGCTCGCGTACCAGGACATCAATGAGGGTAAGAGCCCTTATGTTGAGCCTGGTACCATGGGTTCTGCTGCTGGTCCTGGTGGCGGTTCTCGTGCATACTCTGGTCCAGTTTCTACTGTTACGGTTCTTAATGACGAGGACGTTCTGCGTCTCGCTAACGATCAGGCACAAACCCTTATCGGTCGAGATGTTACGGATGCCGAATTCAAGAAGATTCTATCCAGGGTTCGCGCAGCGGAGAAGCGCAATCCTTCAGTATCCGGCGGCAGTGGAGCTAACCGAACTAACGTTTCTGGCTTATCTGCCGAGATGCGTTCGCAGATCATTCAGGAAAGCACCGCTAACCTTATTGCTAAGGACGTAAACCTAGCAGAAGAAGCCAAAGCTTACGGTACCGTCCGTAGCACCCTGGACGATCTTCGCGCTTGGTCCCGTAACAATGGTGTGCAACTTACCGACAACATGCTGCAACGTTACACTCAGGATATTGTTCGCGGTGATCGTACGGTTGACGACGTGAAGGGTGATCTTCGACGCACCTATGTTGCCGGCTCGTATCCCGGTTGGGCTGACCGCATTAACGCAGGTGAGGATATCGCTGATATCGCTGAGCCGTACCGTGCTTCGGCGCAGCGTATTCTTGAGCGTGAGGATCTTACGATTGATGATCCTGCTGTTCGCCAGGTTATGCAGTACGTAGCTCCCGATGGGAAGCCTGCAGTGATGCCAATGTACGAGGCGGAGAAGGTGTTTCGCAAGGACCCTCGTTGGCAGTTGACGAATAACGCTCAGGCGGATTATGCCAAGGTCGCTTATGACGTGTTGAACATGTTTGGATTGAGGTAATCGTGGCTGTAAAGCAACCGTCTGTAGCCCAGGCTGTTCAGATTCTTAACAGTGGTGGAGATACTAGCAAGTTTAATGCTGCCACCTGGAGTGCGCTAAAGCGTATCGAGTCTACGAATCAGGCGACCGCTGCTGGTATTCCTGTAATTTCCGGAAACCCCATGATGAGTGGCTCTGCGATTGTTGCGGCCATCCAGAAGGCACAAGGTGCTGGTGGTACTGGAGGAGCCGGTAGCGGTGGTGGTGGTGGAACTACTCAACCAGTGACCCCAGCTTATGACCGTGCTCCTGCACGTAACCTACTTATGCAGATTTTCCAGCAGTACGGTATGGAGGATCTTGCTAGTGTAATTGATTCGTTCATCGTGGAGAGTGGCGCTAACGATGCGTACTCACTGACTGAACGTGTTCGTGGATCTAACCAGTACAAGGATCGTTTTAAGGGTTTGCTTGATCTTCGCGCTAAGGGTATTACGGATGTTGGAAATGAAGGCGAGTACCTTCGCCTTGAATCTGACTACCGTAAGATTTTCCGCGATGCTGGACTCGGTAGTTTCATCGGAACTTCCGGTTCACGAGAAGAGCGCAATGCTATCGCTGACCTAGTTGGCAAGTATTCCCTTTCCGTGAACGAGGTTGGCAACCGTATTCAGGATGCTCAGCGGGTTATTGCTGACACCCCACAGGAGGTTAAGGATTCTCTGCAGCGTTACTACAATGTTGATCCTGCCACCTTGGTTTCTTATGTGCTTGATCCCACTCGCACAACTGACCAGGTAAACCGTCTCGCTAACGCAGCCATAATCGGTGGTTACGGTACTCGTGCCGGTTTGAACATTGATTTGGGTGCTGCCACTGGTGCTGCTGATCTTGCTCAGGGTCAGGACATTAGTCTTGAAGCACTACAGACTGATCTTGCTTCGGCTCGCGAACTACGCGATACCACTAAGCGTCTCGCTGAGATTGAGGGACAGGATCTTACGGATACCGAGGCCTTCCAGGCACAGTTGAGAACTAGCGCTGAGACTGAGCAGAAGGTCAAGAAGCTTCAATCTAGTGAGCGTGGACGTTTTAGCGGAACCTCTGGATTCGCAAAGGGCGCATTGTCGCGTCCCGCAGTGTTCTAATAATTGAATACCCGTAGCAAGCCCCAAGGTGGGGCAGCAGGCTGTAAACCTGTCGCTTAGGCACGCAAGGTTCGATTCCTTGGCTACGGACTCTCGTCAGACCGACCGGCCCTGACGATGCAAAGACCGGTAGCAATAGCCACATTCATCTCCCCTGGTGGATGTGTGGGTTGCGTCACACTAATGAATGGGAGTAATAAAATGGCCGACAATTACGACTGGGAAGATGACGACGACGACTTTGAGTCCGAGTCAAAGGGAAGCACCGATGTTCTTAAGGAACTTCGTAAGGCTAACCGTTCTAAGGAAAAGCAACTGAAGGAACTTCAGGAGCAACTTAGCAAGATGCAGTCTTCCGTTCGTGAAAGGTCAGTCAAGGACGTGCTTGAGTCCCGTGGCTTGAACAGCAAGATTGCTGCTTTCATTCCGAAGGATATCACGTCTGCTGATGATGTCACGGCTTGGGTTGAGGAATACGGTGACGTGTTCGGAGCAACCCAGGCAGACTCAAGCGAGGCCGAATCCTCGCCGGCTCAGTTTAACCCTGAGCTTGCTGCTTTGAATCGGATTTCCCAGGCACAGTCCTCGGGTCAACCGTTCTCAAGCGACCCGGCCCAGATTGCAGCGCAGATTGCGTCTGCTTCTAGCATTGAAGAACTGAACATGCTTCTGTTCAAAAATGTTAATGGGCCAAACGTATCGTAAACGATACGGCCTATCCAATTACAACTCACCATTTGGAGGTGACAACGCAACATGGCTAACGCATATACTGATACAACCGCGCTTGCTGGTCTCGTTAAGACCGCTTACGACCGCTACGTTGAGTTCGCTCTTCGTTCGCAGCCGCTGTTCCGCAACCTTGCCGATAAGCGTCCCGTCCAGCAGGCAATGCCCGGTTCGTCCGTGGTCTTCTCGCTGTACAACGATCTCGCCGCACAGACCAGCGCTCTCACTGAGACTGTTGATCCCGATGCTGTCGCGATCAGCGATGTCGATACCGTTTCCGTTACCCTTAACGAGTACGGCAACGTCGTCCTGAACACCCGTAAGCTCGGCGAGTTCGCTTTCTCGGACGTTGATCCGGGTGTCGCGAACATCGTTGCTTACAACATGGCTGACTCGATTGACAAGATTGTTGTCAACGTTCTCCGCCAGGGCACGAACGTTCTCTACGGCGGCAACGCCAGCAGCACCGCAACCGTTGACGCAGCCGATGTGGCTTCTGCTGCTCGCGTGTCAAAGGCTGTCGCGAAGCTTCGTGCAGCGAACGCTGTCCCGCGTGACGGAATGCTGTACGCAGCATACGTCCACCCGGACGTTGCGTTCGATCTCCGTGCCGAGTCCGGTTCGGGTTCGTTCGATGATATCCGCAAGTACACCGAGGGCAACGTCGGTAACATCCTTGGTGGTGTCATGGGCGTTCTCGGTGGCGCGTACTTCGTGGAGACCCCGCGTGCGTACAAGGCTAACGATGGTGCTTCCAGCGCTACCGTGTACCGTACCATCATCGCTGGCAAGCAGGCTCTCGCTGAGGCGACTGCTGTTGAGCCCGGTGTGGTCCTTGGTCCGGTCGTCGATAAGCTGCAGCGTTTCCGCCCCGTCGGGTGGTACTCGCTCCAGGGCTGGAGCCGTTACCGCGAAGAGGCACTGTACCGCATTGAGTCGGGTTCGTCCATCGCCTAGTTTCTAGGTTGCACGAACGGCGGAGGGTCGGGACTAATACTCCCGGCCCTTCGTCTACTCAACACTATTTGGAGAATGAATGTCGTACTACTTGGATTTGCCTACGAGCCTAGAGTCTTACACTGACAACATTCTCCTGTCTCGTTTCCCCATTGATCATGGTGTATCGCTACTCGTTACACAGTCTGGGGCCACGTTCACTGGTTTACTTCAGCAGTTCCCTGATCAAGTTCAGGTTCGTAACGCGACGTATTACTACGCTGGTGGACATTACTACGTTCTTACACAGCCAGAGATTGATGCTATTACTGCTGCTGGTTTCGGAAGTCTTATCAAGGAGATCGTGTGAATTGTCGCTCGGGTTGCCGAACTAAAGATCACGCTTCGTATGCAGAATGTCTGCAGTCTGCGAATGTGACTATTGCCGGCACGATCAACAGTCCGTTGCAGTCCATGTATGAGGACACTAAGCGGGATCTTCGTGACTACAAGCAGGCTCGTGCTGACGGCATCCATCCCGAGGGTACGAGTGGTGCAAAGATCAAGGCAGCGATGGAGGCGACGAAACTTCTCGGTCGCCCGTATGACTCGCAGAAGGATGCTCCTGCGTCAATGATTAATTCCAAGAATACGGCTAAGGCCGCTAACCTTATTGCGAGTGATGCCTAATGTCTACGTTTGCCCAGCTCACTGACGCTACGCTCATGTACCTGGATGGTTTCTCTACCGTTCAGGACCAGGCTACCTACCTGCAGCAGTCCACTACGGCTGATGCCCTGTCTCTCACTGTCGCGGATACGACTGCGTTGTCTCGTGGTCTGCTGGAGATTGAGGACGAACTGATCCAGGTTGATACGATTGACGCTGGTTCCGCTACTCTCGTCATCCCACCTTACGGTCGCGGGTTTAGGTCCACTACTGCCGCTGCTCACGCCGCTGGTGTCCGTGTCGTGTCGTCACCGATGTTTCCTCGCTTCCTCGTGAAGCAGTCTATCAATGACGCGATCCAGGGTGCTTTCCCTGACTTGTACGGTACTGCTTCTACTGAGTTTGATTTCTCAGCAGCGGTCACTACGTACGGTTTGCCTGCTGGTGCCGACGACGTGTTCCACTTGTCTTGGCAGCAGATTGGCCCGTCTCAGGAGTGGGCTCCGATCCGTCGGTACCGTGTCGATAAGAATGCTGACACTACTTTGTTCCCGTCGGGTGTCACTGTGTCTATCTATGACATGATTGTTCCTGGCCGGAAGGTCCGTGTTTCTTTCACGAAGCAGCCTACGGTGTTGACGAACAACAATGACAACTTTTCTACTGTTACCGGTTTGCCGTCGTCTTGCGAGGATGTCATTCGTCTCGGTGCAGCGTACCGCCTGGTCCCGTACTTTGATGCAGCGCATCTTGCGGGTATGTCGGCTGAAGCTGACTTCTCCGCGAACATGCGCCCTGTCGGTGGTGCAGCCCAGATGGGCAAGTATCTGCTTCAGTTGTATCAGATCCGTCTCGCTGAAGAGGCTCGCAAGCTCCAGAACATTTTCCCCAACCGTAGTTACTACACCCGCTAAGGATACATATGGGTACTCCCACTAGGTACTATTCTTCTACGGCACGTAAGACTACCCTGACCGCTAACATTACTGCGGTTGCCACGACTATGAACGTTGCTGGTGTTACGGGTTGGCCTTCCCTGTATCCGTACACTCTGATCATTGACCGCGATACGGTGAATGAGGAAGTGGTAACTGTCACGGCCCGTTCGGGTCTAACGATTACTGTGACTCGCGGTTCGGATTCAACTCCGGCTGTGACTCATACTGCTGGTGCGACGGTTGAGCATGGCGTGTCTGCTCGTGACTTCGCGGAGTCCCGTACTCACGAGGCTGATACTGAGGCTGTTCATGGTCTTGGTCTTGGCTCTGCCGTAGTGGGTACTACGGATGCCCAGACTCTGAGCAATAAGACTCTTGGGTCTAACCTTGCTGCGGGTAGCTTCAAGATCACTGGTCTTGCTACTCCGACTTCTGGTACGGATGCGGTCAATAAGACGTATACGGATACGGCTATGACGAGCCAGGTGGCTCAGGCTACTGCGGCTAAGGTTGCTGCTGAGGCTGCTGAGGTTGCTGCCGAGTTGGCGGAGACTAACGCGGAGACCGCTCAGGCCGCTGCTGCAGCCTCTCAGAGTGCCGCTGCGACTTCAGCAAGCAACGCTAGTACATCTGCTACTAGTGCTGCTGCTAGTGCCTCTACGGCGACGACAAAGGCTTCTGAGGCTAGTACGTCTGCCACGAATGCCGCCACGTCGGCTTCGGGTGCGTCTACGTCGGCTACCGCCGCTGCCGCTAGTGCGACTGCTGCTGCCGGTTCCGCGTCTACGGCTTCTACTCAGGCCACGAACGCTGCCGCTTCCGCCTCGTCTGCCTCCACTTCGGCAACGTCTGCTACCGCTTCGGCTGCTACGGCTACGACTAAGGCAGCGGAGGCTGCGACTTCGGCAACGAATGCCGCTACTTCTGCCACGTCGGCGGGTACGTCAGCGACTAACGCCGCAACGTCAGCAACGTCAGCGACTGGTTCAGCATCGTCTGCATCGAGTTCAGCGTCTGCCGCTTCTACGTCAGCATCTAATGCTGCTACGTCTGCGACTTCCGCTGGAACGTCGGCAACAAACGCTGCAGCGAGTGAGACTGCTGCCGCTGGTTCGGCTACGTCTGCAGCGGCTAGTGCCACGAGTGCAGCGGCATCGTTTGATTCCTTTGATGACCGTTACCTCGGTGCGAAGACTTCGGACCCGACTGTCGATAATGACGGTAACGCCCTGATCGTTGGTGCTCTGTACTTCAACAGCGTGTCCAACGCCATGAAGGTGTACAACGGGTCCACTTGGGATCTTGTAGCACCGGACACGTCAAGCTTCATCAGCAAGACGATTGTTGACGCTAAGGGCGATCTGATTGTTGGCACTGCTGCTGACACTGTTGCTCGTCTCGGTGTGGGTACGAACGGATATGTTCTTACTGCCGATTCGGCTGAGACTCCCGGCCTCAAGTGGGCTGCTGTAAGCGGTCTACCGTCACAGACTGGTAACGCTGGTAATTACTTGACAACCGATGGCTCGACTGCTTCTTGGGCTGCTGTAACCACTGACCCGACACCTACTGTTTTTCTTCTGATGGGAGCGTAATTCAATGCCTACTGTTTACAAGCGACTGGGTGCAGCCCAGGGCAACGGTGTCATTGGCACCGCTGCCGATATCTACACTTGTCCTTCTTCTACGGCAGCCGTCGTGTCTACGATCAACGTGTGCAACACGTCTAGCACTGCAGCTACGTTCACTATTGCCGTATCGACTGCTTCGGCAACGTATCAGGCTGCTGGCTACTTGTTCTATCAGGTGAGTCTTGCCGGTAATGATTCGTTTACGGCGACTATTGGTGCGACGTTGGATACTACGAATAAGTATCTGGTTGCTTCGTCTTCTGCTTCTACGGTTTCGTTTTCCGTGTTCGGGTCGGAGATTTCTTAATGACTCTTTCTACTGCTAGTGGTAAGCGCCTTCAGTCTGGTTCGGCTGCTGCGGTATCTGGAGGCACTTTCACTTCTTACACTTCGGGCGGTAACACTTACAACGTGTATACGTTTACCGCGTCGGGGACTCTCAATGTTGCTACCGCTGGACAGGTAGATGTTCTGCTAGTTGGTGGCGGAGGCTCTGGCGCTAGCACTTCTGGCGCAGGCGCTACTGCTTACGGCGGCGGCGGCGGTGGTGCTGGCGGGATGCTTCAAAGCACAAATTATTGGATATCTGCTGGTACTTACACTATTACTGTTGGGGCAGGCGCTGGAACAGCATCCGGGGATAAGCAAGTTGGACAGTCTGGCGCTGACTCCAGCATTGGAAGTTTACTTACCGCTGTTGGTGGCGGTGGCGGTGGCGGAATCGTAAATGATTACATTCCTGGCGGAAAAGGTGGCTCAGGAGGAGGAAACTCCTCCACTCTTGGATCAGGTCAGTTCCTTGGTTATGGGGTAACGAATCAAGGGCAAACTGGCGGCTACGGTTCAGGTTCGGGTGGCGGTGCTGGTGGAGGTGCTGGCGCTACGGCAAATGGTGGTTTTGCTTCTGGCGGCACAGGTGGCAATGGCGGCGCTGGTGCTGCTTCAACAATTACAGGAACGTCTGTTACCTATGCTGGCGGCGGCGGTGGCCGTGGTTCTACTCCTGGTTCTGGTGGTGCTGGTGGCGGTGGTGCTGGTGCTTCTTCTGGAACCGCAACTTCTGGAACAGCAAATACTGGCGGCGGCGGTGGCGGAACCAACAATGGCGGAACGGCTGGCTCTGGCGGTAGCGGCATCATTATTGTTCGTACTCTTGCTTCTACCGCACGCACCCCGCTGTCGGTGGTTGCTTCGGGTGGCACGCTAACTACGTTTACTGGTAACGGGTCTATTGGTTTGAACGGTGCTGGGTACAACGTTCACACGTTTACTTCTTCGGGAACGTTTACAGTTACCAATCCTGGTTTTATTGACTGCCTTGTTCTTGGCGGCGGAGGTGGAGGAGCTAAGGGAAATGGTGCCAGTAACTATGCCGCTGGTGGGGGTGGAGCAGGCGGAAGCCTTGTTGGCTCCAGTCTTTACATAAGCGCCGGAACCTACACCGTAACCGTTGGTGCAGGCGGAACTGGAGCACCGATAACTGGTAGCCCTGGATACCCAGGACAATCTTCCACGATCGGAACTTCCATTGTCGGAGTAGGTGGTGGTGGTGGTGCATACACAACTGGACAAGCCGCCATTGCTTACGGTGGATCTGGTGGAGGTGGACCTTTCTCGCAGTCTGGCGGCATCGCGGTCACTGGGCAAGGAAACAACGGCGGAAGTGGAACCACTAACGGTGGTGGCGGTGGTGGTGGAGCCGGAGCCGTAGGAGGTAACGGTGGTTCCGCTACTGGAGGAAATGGCGGCGCTGGACTAGCGACCTCCATTAATGGCACATCTGTAACTCGTGGTGGAGGAGGTGGTGGCGGTGCCACTTCACCTCCTGGCACTGGCGGTTCTGGCGGTGGCGGAAATGGCGGAAATAGCGCTGGATCTGGGGTGACTGCCGGCACTACCAATACTGGTGGCGGCGGAGGCGGATCTGCTGACACTGCCTCTGGCGGCAACGGCGGTTCTGGTCTTGTCATCATCCGTTACCAGACTAGTTAAGGATTAGGGACTCATGGCTGTAACGAGGTATTCGCAGATCGCTTCCGCTTCTTCAACGGCGGGGACGATTCCTGCTGCTGGGCGTTTTGCTGCTGTTAGTGGTGGTACTACTTCGACGTATTCGTCGGGTGGTGTGACGTATCAGGTGCAGACGTTTACCGCTAGCGGTACTTTGACTGTTTCCAACTCTGGCTTGGTTGATGTACTCGTTGTTGGTGGCGGTGCTTCTGGAGGTGCTGGAAACACTAGCGGCGCTGGCGGAGGAGGGGGTGCTGGTGGGGTTGAAGACACAACTGCCGCTGGCAACACTCCTGTCTTTCTGCCAGCAGGTACTTATACGGTAACTGTTGCCGCTGGTGCGTCTGCACGTTCTGGAAATAGCACTCTTGCTGGAATTAGTGGTCTTTCATCTTCAATCGGCCCAGCATTCGGTGTTGGCGGTGGTGCTGGAAGTGGTGGCGCTAACGCGGGTGCTCAACCTGGTGGTTCAGGAGGCGGTGGCGGTGGCACTCCTGGTGGTGCTGGGACTACTGGTCAAGGTAGTGCTGGTGGTGCTGGGACTGGAGCGCAGGCTGGTGGCGGTGGAGGCGGGGCTTCTGCTGTTGGCGGTAACGCTTCTGGTACCACTGGTGGTAACGGCGGTGCTGGTGTCTCTAGCAGTATTAACGGAACTGCAACCACATACGGTGGCGGTGGCGGTGGAGGCGGCTACTCAGGTGGCGGTACTCGCGGTACTGGCGGCACTGGTGGTGGCGGTAACGGTGGCTCTGGTGGTGGTGGTGCTGCTCCCGTGGCTGGAACAAACAACACGGGCGGCGGAGGCGGCGGTGCCGCAGCAGATTCTGGCTCAGGCCAGACCGGTGCTACTGGTGGTAGCGGCATTGTTATTGTCCGTACCATCACGGCTGGACCTATGGCTGGACTCGCCGCTACAGGTGGAACAGTTACTTCGTTTACGGGTAACGGCACTATCGGCGTGAACGGCAAGACGTATAACGTACACACGTTTACTTCATCCAGCACGTTCACTGTAAACGGTGGACCTGGAACTGTCGAATACCTGATTGTTGCTGGTGGTGGTGCTGGTGGATGGAACTACGGCGGAGGCGGTGGCGCTGGAGGCTTACTCACGGGCTCCTGCTACGTGATCCCTGGTTCGTATACCATCACTGTTGGTGCAGCGGGAGCAAATAACACTAGCCAAACAATCACTGGTGGAAGCGGAACGGTCAGTAGTTTTAACGGCCTCATCGCTGCTGGCGGTGGCGGTGGCGGAGCTCTAACTGCTGGAAACTTTGACCCCATGTCTGGTGCCGGCGGTGGTTCCGGTGGTGGATGCAGCGGTTTCGGTCGCGGATTCAACGCTCCCGCTGGTCTAGGTGTCCCTGGTCAGGGTTTCAATGGAGGCCAAGGAAGCACTACCGCTGGTGGAGGCGGTGGAGGTTCGGCTGCTGCTGGGACTACATCTAGTGGAAATAACGGCGGAGCTGCCGGTGCTGGTACTGCAAACACTATTAGTGGCGCATCGGTTACATACGCCGCTGGAGGCGGTGGCGGTGCTGTTAGCACTGGTGGTGCTGGTGGAACTGGCGCAGGTAACGGTGGTTCAGGTGCTACCGCTGGTGGTACTGCAACTGGTTACGGTTGCGGTGGTGGTGGTGCCGGTTCTGGCGCTGCTGGTGCAGGATTCCAAGGCATTGTCATTATTCGTTACATCACAAACTAAGAAAGGTTAGTCATGGCAAGCGAGAAGCGCTGTGTGACTTGCAAGGCGGTGAAGGAAACCAGTCAGTTCAACAAGAACCGTTCAACTGACGACGGATTCCAGCACCGCTGCCGCGAGTGCCAGCGCGAATCGCACCGGGCCAAGAGGATTGCGGCTGGTCTAAAGGTACGTGGGCCAAAGCAGACTAAGGAAGAACGTCTTGCGTTAGCTCGCGAATACAACCGTAGGACTAATCGAAGCGTTATCCGCCGCAACCGTAACTACGATCGCGTTCTAGAAAGCGAACGTCAATCACAGCGTAAGTGGCGAGAAAACAATCCCGCTGCTTATAAAGCCAAGATTCACCTAGGTAATTCACGTAGGAGAACACGACTCGCTGGCAATGGCATTTACGAGATTAACGCTAAGGACATGAGACGGCTACTTTCCCAGTCTTGTGCTTCCTGTGGGGCCGCTGGAGAACACATGGATCACATTATTCCAGTAAGTCGTGGCGGTCATCATGCTATTGGTAACCTTCAAATGATGTGTAGCAGATGTAACCTTAGTAAGCATAATAAACTGTCAATAGAGTGGCGGGCATACAAGATGCTCGTCGCGGCATAAGGAGAAGTTATGGCTTCGGCAAATAGTCACGCAGCAAAGATCGAGAACGGTGTAGTCACCCAGGTTATCGTTATCCCCCATTGCGGTGATGATGATGCCGCTGTGACTGCCTATTGCAACGGCATCGGCCTTGCAGGCACGTGGATTGACACGTCATACATCGGGTCACGACGCGGCAAGTACGCCGGTATCGGTGACACCTACGACGCTGAGCTTGACGAGTTCGTCAGCCCCGTCGTTGAAGCACCTGCCGAATAAGACACCAGTAGAAGGGTTGGCCCGTGGTCAACATTGAAATCACCGATCCGGTAGTCAATGATCTAACCTTCGGGTCACCGCAGGGATCGTCAGGCACCATCAACGCTCCCACGAACATGAACTGGGATTGTTCGATTGGTGACCTGACATTCCTGTACGGCATCTCGGACCAGTATCCGTTCCAACGGCAGACTGCCGAGTTCCGTAGGCAGCGTATTGATACGGAACGTAACCCTGGCGAGCAGTCTCTTGACTCTGGTTA